GCATCCACCGGTATTGAAGCGTCGAAACTGGGATTTGGAACTTCTGCCTCATATCCATAGTTTTCACACATAGCAGTAATAACTCTACCAACGTCATTATCAGAAATATTGACCGAAAATACCGCCATCTTTATCTCCTTGCATTAAAATTAATTGTCTTATTTATCTCTAAATCATGATCCTGCTGCTTGTTTATGTTTAAAGAATGATCTATCTGTTTATTTATACTAAGGGGAAACGTTAAAACTTCTTTATTGAAATATAGAACGACAGCACCCCCGCCGTATGGATCTGTTCTTACGCGACCATCGTCAGAAAATGCAGTTTCAGAAAAAGAAGTAGAGCCAAAAAACATAATATACCCCCAAGATATATACACAATACACTAGGTATAATAAAAAAGCCGCCCAAAAATGAACGGCTTTATTTTTTGTCAGGCTTTTACCCCTAGAAGGAGCCAGCCAACACTCTACGGTTATCAAGGACGCCAAACCCAACTTCGGCCCAACCATAGTAACCTTGACGCTGAAATCTATGGAGTTGCGGATCTTCAAAGATCTCAACATTCTTCTTGATAGGCATCACGAAGCTGTCATTTGCGCCTTGGTCAAGGCCAATAACAAGCTCAACGTCAGAACTAGCAAGAGATCCACCAAGATCGCTAGTGAAGTAAGACTGATACTCTTGACCATCACCAAACTCGAAAATGTCATGAAGGTTCACACCAAAGATTCGAGTCAGAGGACCGCCATTATCAGCAGCCGTGTAGATTTCTCGTCGAGAAACTTCATCAAGCTGATCCACGCCCCAGTTACGAATGTCTTCGATGGCCTCTGGACTCAGGTAAAGGTCACTCAGGCTACCCGGAGCAGTAACACTGTTTCCGCCACCGTTTCTGCGCATGACAGTCTTCATCAGACTAACAAGACGCTTGGTGAACTGACCAGCAGCAGCATCGGCATCATACACCAAGATGTTACGGTCAACGGCGGAAGCCAAAAGAGTGTGCCAACCATCGTCGTTAATTTTCTTAACAAACGAAGCTTCAAGCACTTGCATGGCACGACCAACAACATTCCAGTTTGCCTCTCTTGCGTATTTAAGCAAGAAGTCAATCGAACTCGAAATGCCATAAGTGTTAATCATGACGTAATCACCTTCAACGTGACGCTCAGGAATACGTCCGTTTCCGGGATTTGTATAGGCAATATGGTCGCCCTCGGTTCCGGGTGCCAAGAGATCCAATGGAAACTCTGGGCTTGCTCCCGGCTCAAGAGGCATAGCCTCATAGATCGAAGTTACCACATCTCCAAACACAACGCCCTCTCGGAGCGGTGTCTCAAGAGCTTTAGCAATTTCTCTTTGGGCTTCTAAAGCCACGGCGCGATCAGCGCTACCTGACCTTTTAAGCAAACCGATGAATTCTTCGGTAGGTCTTTTTTTAATAGACATGTTATGTTCTCCTTTGGTTTTTATTATACGTTAGTGTTTGGAAGGTCGATAAATACTTTAGCATAGCCGTCCTCATCCACACCACTCAAAAACCTACCAACAACTCTGGTTGAACCATCAGCGTCAGTATCGTCATTTGAAAGGTCTGTAGTAGAAAGATTCCCACTATGCCCCAAGAAAGCTGCGTTTCCAGCAGCAGGACTCGTTCCTTCCAAGCTGCTGGTTACAACATAACCCTTTTGGAGAAGAGTAACCTTTCCGCCTTTTTGAACTTCGTCTTTATGTTGATTCAAATGCTGACGAGTCAGGTCGATACTGACCATATCGTTAAGCAAAAGACCAACTGGAACTTTTCCCGAAGGAATTGCGGCATAAGTGACCAAGGCAGAACCCTGATCCATAGCAGCACCAGATCCGCCAGTGCTAAGAGCCACAACACCGCCCCTCGTAGCGGCTTCATTCATGAAGAATGAAATGTCTGTTTGAAGCGTACTTCTATCAGTTTTAAGAGCCATTATGAATCTCCTTTATAGATTACTTGTCTTGTTTAGGCAAAGTTTGTAAAACAGAACCAAGCCACTCACTCGCTACGCTGCGAAGAGATTCCGCTGGATCTTCTTGTTCATTAATTTCCGCAATTGCGACTTCCTCAACCTTTTCGGCTTGCTCAAGGACTTCCTCGCTAGCCTCCGCAGGATCTAGTTCTTCCTGTGCCTCGGTCTCTTCTTGCGCCTTTGCATCTTTTTCTTTTTCTTCTTTCTTTTCGTCGTCTTTTTTCATCCAAGGTGGCATTTTACCGCTCTTACCTTTCATGGTAGCTACGAGCTTGTCGAAAGTTTCATCGTCAAGATGGCTAAAATCTTCAACGGTAGCGACAGCTTCTTCTGCGCCGAATCCAACTTCTTCAAGCTGTGCCTGACGCTTCATCATAGCCTCGTTCTTTCTAATTTCTTCCATCTCGTCTTTCATGACTTTCGCCTCTGACTCAAGCTGCTTATTTGAAGCCAGCAATGACTCATTTGTTTCAGAAAGAGTTTTGATAGTCTCTGTGTTTTCTGCAATAGTAGCTTCCAGAGATTGAATCGAAGACTCATATTCCGCAACCTTTTCTGCAACTACCTTTTGGGTAAGTTCATCGTTTGCGGCCTTAGCCTCCTCTAGTTTTGCTTGCAAATCCGCGATTTGCTTTTCGTGATTATCAGACATTAAGTTCTCCTTAATTGAAGATATAGTTAAAATTTGTGCCTCAGATTCATCAAAAAATCTATTTCCTTCCAGTATAATGCTACGTGGATTAGCAGGCTTTGAAACCAAGCCCTTACCAGAGAACGATAAGTTTCGTAAGAGTCTGCCAACTTTGTAGTCTTCGTATTGTCCGCTTCCGCCATAAGATCTTAAATGTTTAGTAAGGAATGCAGAGGCTTCATTTCTATTTACGACCCTAGTCTTGCCCTCACTATCTACTAGAGCATAATCAAAATTGGGGAAAAGGCACTCCATAGAGACGAACCATTTACCCTCTTCGATTTCGGCCAGTATTTTTTGTATTCTTTCTCTTTGATCTAAATCGCTCCACTCTTTGTAAATGACAGCGGTAGTCAGGATGTTAAACTCAGGGGGAACACCTTCTTCCGAGATGGCATTACCCTCAAAATCTACAATGCTATTTCCAGTTATATGACCGATTATGTCCTTTTCATCGTGCATATAGTTAAATGGTTTATCTTCGGGGGTATTTCTGGCCGCAAAGGTTTCAATAGGATCAAAGACATCATCGTTCTTATTCCACCCAGTGCTAACTAAGATAGACTTTAGATAGAATAAGTCCATTTGGCCTTCATCCGAAGCCTTGGAAACTCCTAAAGTTTCTAGGTCTGCGGGCAAACAGGAAGAGGGATTATCCAGTAGATTTACGGGGGTATCTACCACCGTAGCTACGGAGCAATAGGCAACTGAATTGTTGTTCAGTTGGTCTACTAAGCCATCTTTGATTTCTGTTTCGTATATTTTCATAAATACCTCCGAAAACTAATACACAAATTTTTTGAATAATAGACTTTATTGCTAAAAATTGGACATTTCGCCAAAGGTGGCCGAATAAATATATCTAGTCTCAGAAGTATTTGGCTTTCTCTTATTGGCCTTTGTAAAGGCGTCTATTTTCACTTTTGCCAAGTCATGAAATTCGCTTGAAGGCTTGGTTTTACTATCTATTAACTGCTTTATTATATTCTCATCAACATCCATAAAAGGAGTCATTCCCGTGAGTATACAAAGTTTCAAGTATTCTAGTTGATCGACCTCGGCCTTATTTAAGCTCCTGACATTCTTTTTGTTAAAATGAGATAAAGCAATAGGAGATACTATCTCAGAAATCTTAGCTTGAGCCTCCATAGCCCAGAGCGTCTTAGCGGTAGAATCGGAACTTTTGGGAAGCACTCTTTTCTGCTTCCTTTTTTGGGTATCCTTTGAAAACTTTGGCCTACCGTCATCCTGAGTCGGCTTGTTTTCATCGTCTTTTTGAGGAGATGGCTGAGTAACAGGGTCCGCAGGAGGGTCTGTATACGGAACGCCTATATTCTCAAGGTATTCAGAATCAAGAATATCCTTTGTCAAGGCTATCTTTGCCATATCGTTTTTATGCTGTGGATTATGATAGGGGCCAGCTTTCTGAGGAGCAACAGAATCGTTGACCCTTTCCCTCTCTTCTCTTCTCACTCTAACCCTTTCAATGTTTGGAATTTCTCTAAACCTTTCCAGAAGTGTTTCTTGCGAAATTATATCTCTATCAGCAAGATCCATAAGTAGCTTCTTCTGGGCCGCCTCGTCAGACAAAACAATAGAATCAAAGTGAATTTCAGCAGGGAATCTGAAACCCATAGCCTTTTGTACTATCTTAATCTCATGTCTCCAAAACTCAGACAGAACCTCTCTACCGTACTCAAGTCTTTCTATAAGGGTTTTTAGAGAAACGTAGTTGTTTGTGTAGCCGCCCCCAGTACTAGCCCCAGTGAGAGTTGGGGGAATACCGAGTCCAGCGTAGATACTAGTAAGGACGGGCTGATATTTTTCAGCACCTAAGAATCGGTAAACCTGAGATTGAGACTCTGTAAACTTCAATTCTGGACCCCAGACCATATCCATTGTACCGCCGCCAACGTTGCTGGCGAGAATATCTCTGAGTTTATTTATAGCCGCCGCTGTTGGGATGATTTTGTGATCCAAATCCCCGACTGTCCAGAGCCTAACGTTGGAAATAGCCCCATCCAAGGCCGCGATATCAGCCAGTTTCATTTTCTCCAGCATGATAATATCGTCAAGAATAGCGTAAATCATTGGATTTGCCCAAAGGAGCCAATCGTCTTTCTTGTAGTAAAATGTCTGAACGCTTTCTGGATCTAGGGGTATTGTCTTGTCGCCCTTCTGTAGCCTTTGCTGGATATCCTTTGGAAGAGTCTTGAAAATTGTGTTTGGAGTATTATCTGTCTTGACTAATGTTTCATAGCTATTTTTAGACAAATTTAACACAAACTCAGGTCTGCCAATAATTTGAGATCCTGTGTTTTTAATGTCCACGGCGAGGGGGTTCAGGAAATCATAAGACCAAGGTATCTCCCTTTTTAGCACCTTGAGCGGTTCTATCTTGATGTCTGACGCTAGGGAATTTCTCAGATTCTTTTCTTGCTGTTTATTTATTCTGGCGGTTTGTCGTCGCACTACAACGTTTCCGGTTCTATATAGATAGTTCAAAAATCTTTCCGATCTATCTACCCCGGAAACCTCTTTCCACCACTTTCTGTAGAATTTCTCAATGGTCTTGTTTGGGTGGACTAAGACAAGTCCCTGTGATGCAAAATCCCCCATCAAATCAATAATATTTCTTATAATGCCAACCTTATCATAAGCCTGCATACATTGTTTAATGATTCTTTTTTGCTTATGGGAAACAGCCTCTCCCGGTCGAAATGAATCGTAGTCAGACCTAAGAAAAGATGTTCTGACAGACCGGTTAGATTCTACATCTATAAAACTCGTTCTTCTAGAATAGGCAGTTGATTTCTGAATACCATCGTAAGCGTCGATGTTGTCTGAGGTCTGAGCATATGCCTCCTGCCTTTGTGAGTCGCTGTCCCAAGTGCGATAAAGCGAGATTTCATCTGTCATTTCTATTGATCTCCGAATAATGGTATTGTTAATATGATTGACAATACACTATACGCAAATTAATAGATATCCTGTACTTTATCGGAAAACCAAGAAGGCCCATAGTAAAGCTTCTCGCTATTATTATGCTTTAAAGAATTATCTTCTTGAGCAAATCCACCAATGGCACCATATTCAATTACATCCTGCTCAATAGATAGAATTCTTGCAGACATATTAGCCATAATCAAAGAAGAATATCTGTCTTTCCTTAATCTACTCTTTTTACCTGCTGCAACTTTTACTTCGGGAGTGTCCCACCTCTCTCTACCGGTGGATGTTTGTGTCATTACGATCATGGATAACTCATCCTTGAGTTCTTCTATTTCCATAACACAATCTTCTAACGTGTCGTACTTTCTATTTGCCGCTTTGTCGTCTTCGATAGAAAGACCAATGCTAACAGAGTCAAAATATGGAAACAAAACAATCTTATCTTCAAAATCCTTTCTGAGTCCATGATTAGCCTCTGCCAACCAATCAGCCTTAGCGAATTGACAAAGCTTTAGAATGTGCAAACCTGCTTTATGGTCTGTATCTTTCTCCTTTTCTTCTATGGTGGGGTAAATTGCAACCTCACCCTCTCTAATCTTGTCTCTATCCTGTAGCGCTTCCATGACGGCTATACCGCCCCCTTGGGCGTCCAAGGCTATCTCAACACAAGGAAATACCTTCATGAGATCTCGGATCTTCTTGGCGCAATAGGAATAAAAATCATCTTCATCAACAATTTTTGATCTAAGCTTATCTTTGTGCTGCTTCCTGTTTGTTGTCCAACAATGCACTATCCTTCTATGATCTTCGTTTACCTCTATAACAACAATACTAAAGTTATCAACCTCGGAAGCTGGGTCAACACCAAAAACGTACTTCTTCTTGGGGTTGCCTTTTAGCATAGACTCAAAATACACTTCCCCGGAGGGAAAGTTGACCGTTTTGGTGGGAGAGGTGCAACAAGATTCTATAAGACTTCTCTTAAAGAAGCCCTGACTATCAGTAGTGAAACAAGCCCCGTACTCCATGTTATATATTCCACTATGTATAGTGGCCTTAGCTCTAGCCACCTGTCCCGAATCCATGAATCCATCAGGAAGCTTTTCTACAGGTATTCTAATGACAGAGTACTCAGTCCAATCAAAATCAGTAGGAACTTCGCCACCAAAGACCTCCTGTAACTTTGACTCGTTGCCCCTACTGTTAACTATATCTCTGTACCTCTTCCAGTAGTCGGCAAAATGATTAAAGTCATAATATGCCGTACCTGACAAAATAATCTGGTTTGATTTATCTTGAGGGTTGTCGTGTTTTTTCTCTATTTCAACCCCTAACTCTTTTGCCCTTTTTCTTCTCGCTTTGTCTTTTACTTTCTCTATGGGGCTAGCAGCGACAGCGGCAAAACCCGCTACAACGTTTTCAAATATGTCTCTAGGTATAGATGCAAATTCGTCTGCGATAATATCGTTGGCACGTTGACCTCTGATCTTGCTTCCATCGCCCAACGGAAGGCACGTTATAGTGCTTTGGCCGATATGCATGACACATCTATCAACATCTCGCCTAGGGCCGCTATTGGAGCCGCACAAGTCCCTCAGAACGGGTGCGTTCTTCCATATGGTGTCCATGTATTCAAACAAAACTTTAGATTGTCTAAACGCGGCGCCAACAACAATAACCTTTCTTTGGGGCATGAATAAAGCGCGAAGAAGAGGATAAACAGAAAGTATAAATGATTTACCCATACCTCTGGTTCCAATCAGCATTGGAAATTTTCTATTCCACATCTCATGTAGTAATAGTGCTTGCATAGGGGCGAGATCTATATTGAAAATGTATTTACAAGCGAATGAAAAATACTCTGGCCTCATCATAAGCCACGCTATTCTCTCTAGAAGCTGATCTTTATCGGAACCCTCCATGATAAAATCCATAGGGTTAAACAAAGAGCTTTCGTCTACGTCTATACCGAGCCAAGCATCTTCTAGTTGCTTTTTGTGATCCCCCGTCCACTGAGTCAAGTCGTGGCTTGTTTTTGTTTTTTTATTTGCCATTATCTATTCCGTCAGCAAATCCATAATGTACGGCCTCTTCTGAATCGAGATACCAATCACCATCTTTCATTTTCCTTTTTATGTACGCCTTGGTTTTTGAAACATTATACTTTCTTTCTTTAAAGTACTTACCAGTTTTTTGACACTTTGCAGCAAATATACTTAACATTAGCTCCAAATTAGACTTATCCAACTTTGCCCAATTCTGAGAGCTTAAATAATCACCACTACAGTCTGTAGAACCAAAATGGGCCATAAAGTATGAGTTGGGAGTTACCAGCCTAGTGTCTGCGGCCTGTAGTATTATACCACTCATAGATTCCGCCTGTCCGTAGGCGATAACGGTTACATGCGAGTCGCATGAAGATATAGCATCGAATATGGACATTCCTGCGCCCCAGTGGCCTCCGATGCTTTGCATGTTCACTCTTATTTCATTATTATTTAGATGGTCTAGATGCCTTATGTTCTTGATAAAATTTATAGCCATCCTGTAATCTACACCGGGATCTTCTTCTCCGTTGTCTTTGACGCCGTGTAAGTAAATTTCCCTATTCTTAATGTCAATTCCATAGTTATGTATTTCACCAATACTGTCACTTATATTTCCCATCTTCACCTCTATGAAATAATTCGTTAAGCCTCTTAAATATGCTGTTGCAAACCACAAAAGCGTTTTGCTTGTTTCCACAAAACAATATTTTTGTGTCGTACCATATTTGAAATTCTATAACGCATTTTAGTAGATACTTTCCTGTAACCTTAACCCTCGGCCTCATTGACATCGGAACCTTTGAATTTTCTGGATATTTCAAAAGGTCGTCCATTGAAAACTCACAAATAATAAAAGAGAACGGATAGTCTTTCATACGCTCCATCTCAGCTTGGAAAGGTTTCTTTTTTCTGCCAAGATTCATCGCGATTTCGGAGGTGCAGCCTTTTCTTTCTATACATACAACGTCTTCAAAACCTTGAAGGGTATAGTCTCCCGTGTTAAGTGTACCAACGTCCATACCGGAACACTTATCATAAGGAGAGAAAAACCATCCGTCCTGTTCTCTTGTATCTTTTATTACTTGATATTTCGGTATCATTTATACTTAATTTTCTCTGAATCTGTATCCCACTTGCAAAAATTATGCAGTTTCATTTTATTGAGACCTAGGTAGACCTCATTCCAAACCGATGAATCACACCCACTGAAAGTAGCGGATTTATCTGGATTATCCCCTATGGACTTAATGATAGCTTTGGCATCACTCGTCTCAATGGGTTTAGGAACCTCTACTACCTCTTTTTTGAATAGTTCTTTCTTTTCGCCCAAGCCCCAGTCCTTGCTAAATGTAGATTTTTCTTCTTTGTTAAACATCGTTATCTCTTTCTTTTAATAAGTTGTGAAAAATATGAAATATAGTGCGATTCCTTGCCCGTAACAGACTTATGACACGCACTACAAAGCGTTATGCCGTTGTCCACATCATATCTCAAGGATGCGGCGGAAGACCATTTCATTATGTGATGAACGTTTAATCTAGCCCTCCTTCCCTTCTTTTTACACATTTGACACGTATATTTGTCTCTTTTTAAGACCTTTAGCCTAAACTCTTTGTAAATCGGGTCGCTGTAATCTCGTCGCTTTGACATCGTGATACACCATTCTTTCTACCAGTTGTTGAAATGAAATCTCAGGTTCCCATCCCAGTACACGCTTCGCTTTTGCTGGTATTCCCAATAAATAGTCCACTTCTGCTGGACGGTAAAACTCTGGGTCAATTACCACAAAATCGTCCCAATCATCAATTCCTATATGTTTGAAGGCAATGTCTAGAAAATCTCTGACGGAATGAGTCTCGCCCGTAGCGACCACG